AGAGAATCTGGAAATGTTGCAAATCTATTTACAGGAGAATAATATACTCTATCATCATAAACTACATCATCTTTTCTTACATTTGCAATCCAGGCTCTTCTAGCACACACTGCAGCTGCTTTATATCCACCTTTTGTACCAAGTGTTATATTTTTTTCTTCTTGCGAATATCCGTTTATACTTTCATAAGTATCTAAAGCAGGTGCTGTTATTTGTAACTTAGAACTTAGTTGTGCATTAGCTGTTGAACCACCATCATAAGTACCACTAACAGACCATGAAGTAAACTGCTCAAAAAGATTTTTTCTTACACCTCTTTCGTAATCAACATCTAAAAATAATATAAACCTATCATTTGAATCTTTTATTCTTGTATAAATTCTAAATCCTTTTTCTTTTTCTCTAAAAGCACTATGTATTCTTACCCTCACATCGACATCTTTAAAGTATCCACCAGGGACTATTAGTGCGTCTTCAGACGGAGTTTCAATAGTGCTGTGTGGTAATGTTTCATCTCCTGAGTAGTCTACTAAAGAATAAGTAAATTCATATGTTCCACTTTCCCAAGCACCTCCACTTTCTACAGATGAACCAGATGTAAGTTTTTTAAGAGGTGTTCCAGCAGCGTGCTCAGAAACTGGAGTGTTTGAAACACCTCTAGTAATTTGAAGTCTTACAGTATTGTTTGCATCTCCTACAGCAACAAGCTCTGTTACTTGGACAGCTTCACTATTAATAAAAATTATTTTACCTGGTTGTATGTCTGCTAAAGCTGTTATATCGCTAGGACTACCTGTGTCCTCTCTAACAAACATTCTGCTATCGCCTGTATCAACGACGTCTTGTTCAGAAGCATTAGGGTTAGCTACTATATCTATATCATTAGAATTTTTTTGTATATTTTCTAAAGAAGTAGAAGTTTGTACAGAAAAAGTATTAAAACCAAGCGAAAAATTACCTGAAGTTGTTGGTAATGTTATTGTTCCACTAATATTGTTATCAACGACTTGAAAAATTGCATCTGTAGTTGCAGTAGGTGCTGCATCTCCTGATACCCAAGATGCAACTGGTGTAGTTCCAAATCTTGGTTTACTTTCTATAAGCTGTATAGATTTTTGTGTAAATGAACCACTAGTATCAACTCTATCTTTATCTCCTATATATAAAACGCCATCTACATAATAATATACTGGTTCAAATGTTCCTGCATCAGTAATTGCAAAATCATTAGCAGTGTCTGCGTCTGCAAAATTACCAGTACTATTAAAGTTTCTGTGAAAAAACTCTAAATTATTTCCATCTGGGTATGCGATAATTTGTTTAGCTGTTTGACTAACAGCTCCACTGTCATCACTTATATCAAACTCATGATTATAAATAAAAGCACCATTTCCATGGTTGGAAGTAGTTACTTTAGATACAGCACTTGACTTATCGTCAGCATCTTTGCTTGAAGTAATCAATCCTGGATTAGAAAGAACAATATTGTCTGCTAACTGAACTTGATTAAATGCAATATCCCTAGGAGAGGACTTGGTATTAAGTCCTCCGCTAAAGTCATTCAATGTTAACATCTGTTTAGGCACTTAGCACCCGCATCCGCATTCGCAGTTCATATTTCTCTCCTATTTTTTGTTTAGAGTTTTTTTCACTTCTGCCCATAGTTTGTCATCTAATTTGTTAGATGATTTAGCTACAAGCCAATCTCCTAGGTGCATAATGATAGCTTTGATAAGCTTTTCTGTACCTAAACTTGTAAGAACTTTACCTAATATTGGTCCCATGATTCCTCCTATTAATTAGCATTTCCATCTTCTACGTGCTTGTCTTATTCTAGAATTAGGATTATTTCTAGTTTTAGCAGAACTTCTTTTCAGTTGTCCTAAAGACCTTGCACAATAAGACTTTCTTCTTTTAGCTGCTTTGCTACCTTTCTTTACTTTACCAGTAACAGCAGTCTTTAATTTACTACCAGGGTTTGCTCTTCTATAAGCAGCAACACCCTTTTTTGTCATTCCAGCACCTTTTTTAGTTGGCCTGTAATTAGCATTTTTACCTTTTGTAGTTCTTCTTATAGATTTTGCTTTTCTTTTACCTTTTTTTCGAGCTGGCATTTTTCATTTTACCTTTACCATTGCGTTGTTTCATAGCTCTTAGTGCAGCAAAATCAGCAGCATTAATTATACCTTTAGGTTTTGCAACATCTATATTTGCTTGTTTTCCTTTTAATCCTGGCATTATTTTATCTCCTTCTTAATTTTATCAAATACTTCTCTTTCATCAAACCTCATACTAATACCAGGTTCATACCTTTCAACTTCTTTACCTTTTTTTAGAATGACAATAGTAGGGACAACTTTAATATTCCATTCTTTTTGTATTACAGCTCCTATAGACTTGTTGTTTAAATCTATTTCTGCTGCATAACAAAGGTCAGCAAGCTTTTCTATCTTTACTCTGTTTTGATAATTCCAAGCTGCATTAACTTGTATTACAGCACATTCTTGTATATTTAATGCTTGTATCTTCTGAAAACTATCTAAGTTGACTGATTGTGAGTGCAGCCAAGATAGTGATGAGAAGAGCGTTAATACCAAGTATGATATAAATCTGTTGTTCATCTGTAAACCTCATTATTTGTTATTCATGTCTATAAGAGTCTCAGTAATAGCTCTAGTATCTTCTTTAATATCGTCTACTTTTTCTTCAAGCTTATCTACTTTACCCTCTGTATTTAATATTGAATCACGTATCATTTGGTCTTTCAAATCATATTCCATTCGTGAAACCTCTGGTTCTGGTAGTTCTTTAGCGAGTTCTATTTCTGCTTGTAAAGAGTACCACATACCAATAATCATACCTACAGTAACCAAGATACTGATACCTGTTTCTATAGATAATGTAAATTTAGTGTCTTTTCCTACTTCCATTATTGCCCCTTTATCTCATATCTGCTGGAACTACAGCTCTAGTTCCACCTACTTTATCGTTTTTCTTCATACCGTATCTGCGTACAGCTTCTTTATAGTTAGCCATACATTGTTGTGCAGACGCCATTCTAATCTGAGCAAGACCTGGGTCTGTTGCTCTAGAAGCCGCGTCCATCAAAGCTTTTGATTTTACATAATCTATTAACGCTGGTTGTAAAACATTATCTATATCTATTGTACCAGTAATACTTGTAAGTTTGTCTGGTTCCGCATAATAAGAAACAACAAGACCGTCAATCATTTGGTCTCCAGTAGAGCCAAGCTGTACTGCTTTTAGTCTACCTTTATCAGTTTCTGTTGTACTTCCATCTCCTTCTGTAGTGGCAATAGCTAACCTATCTCCTTCTACCCACCATACAAAAGTTTTACTAGGGTCTTTATATGTGCTACTTACAAAAGCCATTATATCTCCGTCCAGTTTGTATTAGCTGCTGTACTTGTTTCACTGTAGAATTGTTTTATCTCTCCATTTGTTAATCTAGGAATCTTTATATATTCTCCATCTGAATTAAGTATTGTACATCTAAATAACTTGTTAACAGTTATTGATTCGTCATCATCTAATGCATACCATAGTTGGTCATGCACTAAGTTTGTTTTTGCATTTTCGATTTGATTGGTATATCTACCCATGTCAATTAATGCTTCGTTGATTAAGTTTAGTACATAGTTCTCTGATATACCAGGAACTGCTTGCAGTACTCTACTATAAATTTCTTTTGCTGTAAATTCTATCGCAGCCATTATAATACTCCTTGAAGGGTTTGTATTTGTTCTTTATATCTTGCATCTATTGCAGCATATTGTTTTTCATACCAGCTATATTTTGCTATATCTTTTTGTAAATTAGAATTAAATTCTTGAATTTCGTCGTTTACCTGAGCAGCATACTTTGATATTTCAGCAGAAAATTTGTTAAGAATATCATCGTTATTTTGTATAGCTGCTGCCATTGTTTGTGCAGCATTTTGTAATGCTAAAGCTTGGTCTTGTGCTTTGTTAGCTAAATCTACTTGAGTTGCTTGTTGTGCTTCTTGTTGTGCATCTGCTGCGTCTAACTGTGCTTGTGTTATTGCTTTCTGTAAATCTGAATTATGTTTTTGTACTTCAGCTTGTATATTAGCTTGATATCTAACATTCTCTTTGTTAAATTCGTTAAGTTCATTTTGAATATCAGCTTGATATTGTTGCATACTAAAACCTTCTGTAGTTGACCAAGCTTGAAATGCTGTAGAAACCTCTGTCTTATATCTATCTAATTTTTGTACATACGTTTGAACATCTTTATTCACTTCTGCTTGATATTCTGAAAGTTTTGCTTGATACTCTTGTACTTCTTTTTGCAATAATAAAGAAGCTGTTTGTTCTGCGTCTCTAGCAGTTATACGAGCTTGTTCTATTTTTTTTTGAACATCAGCTTGATACTCAGCATTAGCATCATTAAAAATATTTAATTGATTTTGCATTGCAGCTTGATATGAAGATATGTAAGTATTAATTTTACCAAGTTGAGCTTGTGCTAATTCTACATCTTCTTCATCTTCAATCATATGTGCTAACACTTCAAAAAAGTCACTAAAGTCTTGAAAGTCTGCATCTGTTCCTATTGTACCATCTGTTATTGTAGCTGTTAATTCTTCTGTTGCGCCGCCAACTTTTGGAGCTGTATACTCTGGAGCAGTACCAAAGCTATCAATAGTTGTATCTCCTACAGAAGGAGTACTAAAACCTGCAGTGCCTAAAGTAGGTGGAGTGTTTGTCGTGATATCTCCAGGGTCATTATCTCCAAAAGGATTTAAATCTTCAGTACCGGTAAAAAAGTCTTCAAAAGACACTCTAGCTGTAATGTCAGGCTTACTGTAAGTTGGAACGTCTCCAGATACATCTGCTTTTGCTACAGTAGCAACAGTTATAGCTGATACTGAACTAGCACTAGCATCTGCATTTGTTGCAGCAGAATAACTTACTGTTGATATGCTTGGAGCACTTGGTGCACTTACGCTTACACTTAAAGCGCTGATTGCATTCATGTTGTTCATGAGTCTATTTAATGCATTTCTTCCTGCATATAAAACTACAGCTTCTTCTGCTTCATCAGGAAAGTTTGCTATCGCACTATCTCCATGAGCTACAGTTATTGAAGAATTTACAAATACAACCCTACTGTCATTACTTGCATTACTTCCTGGATATGTATTCAAAACATCATTTTGTATAATATATGCTGGGTCAGTTTCTGACGCAGCTTCCATATAGTTTGTATCATTTACTCTACCCATCATTGAAGGTGGTAATTTTCTACATGGTGTATAAATCTTACTTGCGTGATTGTTATCTTTTCTAACAACCGCTAAAATCTTTTTTCCCTCTACATCTATATTGTTTGTAAAGTTTTCATTACTTGCCACTCTCTCTAGCTTGTTTAGAGGAAGTATATTCATTACAGAACGAGCACCAGCTGATAACCAGTCATTCAATGCTGTATCATCAGTGCTTGCAAAGCCTGTCAAATCATCTATTCTTGTTTTAAAATCAGCCATTTCTTCCTTGTCCTCTATACTTTTTTACGTAATACTTTTTACTTGTTTTAGTACCATACTTAGTATTTACACTATTACCTTGTCTGGTTTTCTTTTTTCCGTTAGTATGTCTAACTTGTTTTATTCCAAAGGTTTGTCTTCTCATTTCTTTTTTCTTCTACTTCTAGCAAAAGTTCTAACATTTGTTGGTTT